AGTACGACAAAATAATAAATGTCTATGCAAATGCGTCAGGATATTTGTTCGAAATACATGATAGTGCAAAATTAGGGGGCACTCATCGTTATGATTCTGGATTTGATGGTCCAAATGATGGCGGCTGTTGGGATTCCTTTTATGAAGCTCGTGAACAAGCAATTTTAAAAGCAATAGAATTATGTCAGAAAAGTTAATTAAGAAATTAGAAAACTATATTAAAACTTTTAGAAGCTATTCTAATAGTGATAAATCTTTAAGTTTAGATTATTTGGAAATTAAACAAATATTAGAATTATGTCAGAAAGAAAAATAAATATAGAAGAGATTTACAGAACTATTGTTTCTAATCGGTTTAATGGAGATAAAAAAAGAATAGATGGATATATTAACACTATTAATGAAATTGATCGTTCTGTAGTAAAAGAAGCTTGTCGTCAAACTCTTGAATTAGCTGCTGAGAATGCAGAATGTGAAAAAATTACGGAAGGCGTATTTGCATATATTGATATAGTTAACAGAGACTCTATTTTAAAGACTATTAATCAAATAGAATGAAAGATCGGACAGACGAAGACAAAGAGGCTAAAAGAAAGCAAAGAGAAAAGGATCGGCAAGACTATTTAGATAGAATTAATGATCATGCAGAGTATCAGCTATTCTTAGAGGGTAGATTAAATTGGAGACATTTTCCAACATAAATATATCAAAGATGAAACAATTAATTTTAACAACTAAATTCAAGGCAGGAGATAGAGTTTGTTCAAAAAATAATCTTGATAATGATTTTTTGGCATTTTTCTTTGCTAACGATTATGATGTTCGTAAATATTCTGGAAAAAATCGAGAGTATTATAAAATAATCGACACGAAATACGATATTGGAGTAGATAAAGGTAATTATAATCCAGTATCCATAGAACAAGTAAATAACATAAAGAAGGAGGTTTAATGATAAATGACGTTATTAAAGAACTAGAGAGTAATAAGGATAGGAGAGAGAGAGGTGATTTAATAGCAATTCCATGGAGTACGCTCCAGAGACTAAATGAAGTCTTGCCGGGAGTACAACAGGGCAAATATTATTTGATTGCAGCTAGGCCAAAGGCCGGCAAAACACAGATAGCTGACTATTTATTCATGTATGAAGTCTTTGATTGGTGGTATAAGAACCGCGATAGTACCAACATAGATATTAAGATTGATTATTTCTCATTAGAAATGTCATCTAAATTAAAATGGATTTCAGCAATATCATACAAATTATTTACGAGTTATGGGATTTTAATATCCCCACAGAATTTAAGGTCTGTATTTGGTAAGTATATCCTTGGAGAAGAGATTATTCAGATAATCAAATCTCCAAAGTTTCAGCATTGGCTAAAATTGTTTCAAGAGAAAGTTAATTTCTACGACACAATTAGAAATCCATGGGGAATATACAAGAAAGTTAAAGACGACAAGGAAACTACTGGCACATGGGATCATAAGATAATTAAGTGGCAGAATGAAGACGGATCGTTTATCGACAGAAAAGTAAAGGGTAAATATACACCAAATAATCCCAATCTATATCACATAGTAATAACAGACCATTTAGGTTTGTTATCTACAGAAAAAGGAGAGACTACATACCAATCTATCCAAAAGTTCAGCAGTGAATACTGTATCAATATGAGGGATGCATACAATATTACTAATATAAATGTACAGCAAATGTCAGCTGATTCAGCAACTGCAGAATATACAGGCGGTGGTAAATTAATATTAGATAAGGTTAGGCCAACAGATAGCGATTTGAGTGATAACAAACATACAGCAATGGATGTTAATATAATGCTATCGTTATTTTGGCCATATAAGTATGGAGTCAAGGACTATGAAGGATGGGATTTAGCAAGAATGGGCATGAATCATCGAGAATTAATATTAAATTTAAATCGAGATGGTATTTCGCAGGCATCCATTCAGTTAGCGTTCTTGGGACAATGTAATTACTTTACAGAACTACCAAAAGAACCTAGTGAAGCTATATATGCGAAAATTGATAAGTGGAATAAATCTACAATTTAAAGTAAGAGAGAATGGCAGAGGAGAAGAAAGGGATTGTACTCCCAAAAGTACCAAGAAAGGCGGTTTCAATTAATCCGCATGTATTATTGTTATATTCAGCAATAAAAATTGGAAAGACTACAATAGCGGCACAATTGCCGAATTCATTAATCGTTGAACTAGAGCCTAATGGAGCTAATTTCGTAGATGCTAATGTTATTCAGGCAAATAGTCCAAATGAATATGAAGCTATAATGAAGCAAATCATAGCCGAAGGCTGTCCATATGATTATGTAATATATGATTCTGCAACAATTTTGGATGATTGGAGTGAAATAGTTGGAACATTAGATTATATGGAGAAGGTTCAAGGCAAGAAATTCAATAGATTACAGGACGGAACTATATTAAAGCCTAACGATAGGCGATTTGAGACCGTACATTCATTTAGAGAGGGCTACGCGCATTCTCGTCAGAGGATGAATGATTGGTTTAATCTTATGTCAAAGACGGCTAAAAACGTTATTATATTGGCCCATCTGAAGGATAAATACGTTGAAAGTAAATCAGGCGATACAGTTGAGGCTAGCGATATTAATCTAACCGGTAAGGTTAAGAATAACTATTGCATTAGAGCTGACGCTGTCGGACATTTATATCGTAATGGAGAGCAAGGTGTCGTTAAGTTCGATAACGAATTTAATACTATATGTGGAAGTCGTTCTACGCATTTGAATGGAGATATTGTGATTTCCGAAAGGCAACCAGATGGATCTATTAAAACATTTTGGGAAAATATTTATTTAAAAGAATAATGGCAAAATTTAAACTTATCAAAACCTACCCTGGATCTCCAGAATTAGGAGAGATAGAAGAAGTTTCGGAGATATTTTATCATTGTAAATATGGAAGTCATGGAAGATATCTTTATGACATTAATAAATACCCAGAATTCTGGGAAAAGCAAGAAGATTAATTAGTAATTTAAATTTAAATTTTATTATATGAGTGGATTTAGTACAAAAGGTGTTGACACAAAAGAGAGGGGAGTAAGTCAGTATTTAACTTACGGAGTACAGATGGCAGCTTTAACAGGCTTTACCTTAAAGGAATCTAAGAGTGGCAAGAAAATGGTCGTTCTTAATCTTGAAGGCCCTAAAGTAACTGATAAAGGCTTTGAGCCGCATGCTGATGCTAAATTAGGCGGCAAGGTAGGTCGCGTTCAGTTTACTATCTTTATCGACGAGACCAACGCTGAGAAAGTTTCGGAAGTAATTACTAACATCGGTATGATTGCCGATAAGCTTGGAGTTCGCGAGAAAGTTGATGCCATTGAGGCAAATAATCTTGAAGGATACTTCAATAAAATTATGCCTATTATGCGCGGTAAATATGCGTGGTGGGCTGTAACAGGCGAAGAATACGAAAAGGATGGCGGTAAAATAGGTATTAGCCTTGGATTACGCCGGTTTGGATTCGTCGCATCAATGGAAGAAGGAGAAGGTCATCTTCGTGCATTCGATAAAAAGAATGTTTACGACTACAAGCCTATCGCTGCGCCTTCAAAAGATCCTGATGTAGATCCGGTGACTGAAACATTTGGCCCAGAGCCAGATGATTCCGAAATGCCTTGGAATTAATAAGGCTTTGTTTTATTTAAGTAATAGACCTTTGATTGGGCTGGCCTACGGGCTGGCCCTTTCTTTTTAACGCAAAAAATTATGAAAATCAGTGACGAAATATATCAAAAGGCACTAAAGATCAAGAAGAAATCCAAGAAGCAAGTTAAAAGATTTGATGCGTGCGTATTGAATAATATATGTCCAATATGTGGAAGTGAATTAAAATTTTATTTAATTGGAGAATATGTTCGTAGACGCTCTTGTTTTTGGAATGCGATTCTTGGCGCTAGGTATGTTAAATTTTCAGAACCTAGGGTGTCATCATCGAAAAATGGATATGACTATAAGGCTTGTTTTAAGAATAGGGATCACTACTATGAAATAGATTTGGATTTTGATTTTTAATTAAATATATCTACTATGCAATTTAGTACAAAAAACATTCTAACTGGCAAGAATTTAGTCGAAAAAGTTGATTCTTATCAAATATTCAGAGCGTACTGTACTAATTTCAAAAGAATAGGTATCAGTTTCTGCTCA